ATCCATGACATTTCCATTTATATCAACAATCATGTATACTTTATCATGACCAGAAAATCTTATAAAATCACCCACATATAAAGCACTATTAGAACCTAAAGTAACAGTTATTTGGCTGTTATTTACTGATGCATTACCTGTACTGGAAATACCTTGAGACCATACTAGCTTAGGAGGATTAGAAACATTTGAGATACCTTTAGCTCCTAAATACTTTACAGGAGAAGGTGGTCTTACATATATTTCTTTAGCAATATCTAAAAATATATAATTGATAAAAAAATGAATAAAAAAAGCACTATTATATACATTTGATTCAATCTCCCATCTTTGACCAGGGGATATAGAAGTAAGTCTACGAAGAGTTAATGTATCAGAACTCGATATAATACGTTTTGAATTGATAGCTGTAGGAGCAGCAAAAGTAGCTATCAAATTACCATCACTCCCATCATCAGAAGAATTATTTACTAATTTAGTAATTCCAAACATAGGCATGAGAAACTCCTAGGGGTGTTAAAACACCCCTTTTTAAATGATTAATATCTGGTCTCGTGGTTATGTTTATTGACTCCACTAGAAATTACAGGAATCATTTTGAGAATCTCAGACCTGGTTTGGCGAGAAATATCACCAGTTATTGCTATGTTAAAAGTTTGATTATTAGTACCTGTTGTTGATGTAGTAGAGGCAGTTCCTACTGAACCACCACTTGCATATTTAGCAATATTACCATTATTTATAGCTGTTAAAAGTTTAAAATTTTTCCTGGCCTCTTTTGCATTTATTACAAATTCACCATTGGAAAGCATTGCAGGAATGGAATCAGATATTCCAGTTCCAGCACCTTTAATAAGACCGCCACTGGCTCCATAAGCTAGTGTAAGATCAATTTTATCAAAAGCAGTAGTAACTCCTTTAGCAATACCATCAGAAACTTCAACAGCTATGCTACTAGTAGCAGCACTAGTTATACTATTAACAGCAGTACCTCCAAAAGCTTTGACAACAGAAGTACCAATCTTTGTAAGGAAACCACCCCAATCAAAGCTACCTGTTGCTGCAGAGGTAGTAAATGCTGTCATAATACCACTAAACATTGTAGAAAGAATTGTCCAAATACTTGAAAAGCCAATTTCAAGAGCTCCTATAAGCTTATCAAAAAGACCTTCTTGACTTGTTATTGTGATATTATCAGAGTCAGTTTCACTTCCTTTAGCTTTATCTACACCGAGTCCCACAAATTCCAAAATAGAATCAAGAATACCACCAAAAGATTTTGAATCAAATAACCCAGAAGTAAGTCTTTTTGACATTGTATCTAAAACAGAACTTGTAAGGTTATCTAGAAATTGATTTCCAATATCTTTTAAACTTGCATCACCTTTAAATAATTTACTAAGACCAGATTGAAAGCCACTCTTAATTATTTGCCCAGTCTCACCGGCAGAAGCCCTAACTGCTTTTTTTAATAATTCTTGAATTTCCTTAATAGTTTCATCTGCAAATTCTTGAGACATTGCTCGTAATTCAGGATCAGCACCTATAGCTTTTGCATCAGCAGTATGACTTGCTAAACTATCCATTAATGCAAATAAAGTAACCTTTTTAGTTTCATCCATTGTATTAAAAAGACTTTCAGAAAGTTGTATCCCAAATTTTTGAATTTCTGGAGAAATTTGTTCAAAAGGTGTAAGAAATTTCTTACTAAATTCTAAAGAAGCAGCATCAACATTTGCTTGAAGAGTAGCATATTGACTTTGAAGTTTTAAATCAACTTTATCACCAAGTTTACCTATTTTAACATCTTCAATACCTTTTAATTCTTTCTTAAGACCAGCTGCTGTATTAAAAAGTTGATTTTGAAGAAGATCAGAAGATGCTCTAAATTGCTCAATAGATAAATTGAGAGTTGGCATCATTTCAGAAATAATACCAAACTGATCTCTAACATATAATACATCTTTTTTAGTTTTAGTAGTTTTTCCATCACCTTTACCACCAACACCATCTTTCCCAGCTTCTGGTTTTGGAGCTGTCACAGATAATTTATTTAAAGCTCTTTCTAAATTTCCACGATCTTCTTTATAAAATCCAATTAAAGTTGCTTGAATCTTTGTATCAGTTTCAGATAATCTTCTAGAACGTTCTGCAATTGATGTTAATTCTTCAATATGATTTAATTGTGTCGCAGTAGCATGAGTTAATTTAGACATAGTTTGTTCAGTACCTAAGTCTAAACCTTTTAAAGAATTAAAAAGATTACTATATTTAGCAACGCCTTTACCGATATCATCAGGTGTCATTATTCCAGATACTAATTCTTTACCTTTCTCTAAAGTTGATTCTAAAATACCACTAAAATCACTTGAAGCATGTTCCCAAGCTTTTCCAAATTTAGTTTGAGCAGGCGCTTCAATATCTGCTATAATTACTTTAGATTGCATTGCAAAGTTAGTGGTTGTCGCGGTACCATTTGCAAATCCGACAGCCTTATAACCAGAATTTATCATTTCTAAAATTCTTCTATTTGCTTTTGCATCAGCAGCATTTACTACAAATTCACCATTGGAAAGAAGTGTTGGAACACTATCTGACTTGGCATTTCCTGGGCCTTGTATGAAGCCACCTGTGGCAAATCTTGCAGGCATTCCTCCAATACCAAGAAAACTTTTAATTTGAGGACCTGTTACAATCTCATCTAATTTTTTTAAAATTTGAGGCAAAACCTTTTCTTCCATTAATTCTTTATGTCTTTTAGCTTGAGCAATATCTCTTCGCTTAGCTTCTGCAAGAATATTTGCATTAATTCCTACAATATCTTTAATTCCAGTATCTGAAGATTCAAAAAGCTTTACCCATGTACCCATCCTATCGTATGCCTTACTCATCTCCTCTCTAATTACATCTCGCTCATCTAAGAGAGTTTCTATATTTCCTGAAATTAATAATTGAGATTCTTCATCTTTTGCTTTAGAAAGTTTTTCAGTTAGATAAGTGAATAATTCTGCAGATTTATCTAACTCACCTCTTTTTTCTTCCCTAATTTTTATTTGTTTAATATCTTCAGCTGATGCAAAAATATTTTGAATATCTCTTTTCCAATCTTCCCAAAATTCTTGAAATAAATAATATCCGGCAGTAATAGCCACAGCAGCCAGACCTATCAAAAAAATAATTTTACCGAATGGAAGTCTATTTAAGAAACCTCCCCTCATACTGGCACCAATCCTAGTACCAATAAAATCGGCAGAAGCCACTATACCTTTGCCAATAATAGTACCGACACCTGCAAGAGCAAGCTGACCAGCAGTACTTATTGCTATTATAACTCCTATTTTTGCTAATTCAGATGAACCTGACATTCCTTCAGCAATTTTAGCACCTAATTGTAAACCTGCAATGGCACCGATTGTACCTCCAACACCTGCAAGACCTCCAACTATTCTTTGTCTATTTTGTTCTCTTCTTTCTGCAAGACTACTTCTAAGTGCTTCTCGGTCTTGTTTATTTGTATCTGTAACTTCTTTTCTGACAACATCTGCTTTATCTTGTTGAGATTTTAGACTTCTTAAAAATACTTCATTTGCATTAAGAATACTACGTGAAGCTGCTGTTCCAAAACGATTAGGATCAATTCCACCTCTTGCTAAAGCTTTTTCTGCAGCAGTTCTACCAATTAATCTATTATTACTATCTCTAAGATTTGCAAGCGCCGTTGTATTTCGAGTTAAACTTCTTTCATGAGCTTTTTGATCAAGTATAAGACGTTTTTCAGCTTGTTTAGCGCCGATATCTCTGCGACGTACTGCTTTATCAAAAGTGCTTAATTTATATCTTTCACCTGCATATCTTGAAAATCTCGTGGGAGCGCTTGCGAGTTGTTTACCCGCTCTTAAAAATAGTGCACGACCTGCAGCAAACAATAACATAGCTTTAAGAAATATTCCAACAAAAGCTCCTAAACTATCTAATCCTGCTGCAATATTTCCTCGCATAAAATCTGTAAATTGTCGAATTATAAAGCCAAATGCTTTAGCTGCCATTTCATAAAAATAAGTATCAACATTTTTAAAAGCATTAAAAATTGCTATCGTCCAAACACCTGTTAAGACTGAACCGAAAAGTGCAGCTAAAATACCCATTCCAAAAAATTTTCTAAAAGCAAGCATTAACCCACCAACTATTGCTAAAGAAAAAGGAATCATAAATTCTCGTGGAAAAGCTGCAAGTTGATCATGTAATAATTTACGATCTTCATCTTGTTTACTACGACGTTTGCCAAGGCCTACTTGTGCACGTTCTGAAGTATCAATTTCTTGTCCAAATAAAGTACCTGGATATATATCTTTTATTCCAAAAATTTGTTTAAAGAAATGTACAATTCCTAAACTATGAAAAGCGACTTTAAGCTCATGTAATTTTTTCATAAGAGAATCTAATCCCTTATTAAAAGCTTTACCAATACTAGTCTCACTTAAATTTTTCCAAAATTTCTTAATAGATTCAATTGTATTTTCAAAACCTTTTTTCAAAGTTTTTAAATTATATCCTTGAGTTATAAATAAAAATAAAAGAGCTTTTATTGCAAGCATTCCGAAGAATATTTTTCCAAATAAACCTTTTGAAAAAATAGCTGTAAAACCAGCCCAAAGAGCAGTTAATGCAAGTATTAATGAAGAAAAAAGTCCTTCAGAATCTTTTACTAATTTCTTTACATATTCAAGAGGTTTTTCTACAAGTTTTTTAAACCAAGCTATAGTATCATTAACAATATCTGGAATAATAGAGCCACCTAAGAGAATCTTATATAACCATTTAAAAAGATTTACAACTTTATTCATAAATCTTGATATAGATTCTATAATTTTTGGACCAAATCCATCTGCCATTAAAAAGGACATACCTGCTTTAATTGCAAGTGCTACGAAAAGTAATTTTTTGCCAAAAGAATTTGAAAAGTAATAAAAAATACCTGCAAAAATAGATATTACAGATGTTTTTAGAAAAGAAAATATTACAACATTTTCTTTTGCAAACGTTTTAACATATCCAATAACTTCTAATAATTTCTTAAACCATTCTATAGTACCAAGAATAATATCTGGAATAATTGAATTACCTAATAAAGCATTATAAAGCCATTGAAAAGAATCTACAATTCCAGTTACAAAATTAGTAAAAAAATTAATAGGCGTATTTGCTAATTGTTCTAAATAAACAACAAATTCAAAAAAAGATAAACGAATATTTGCTATATAAATAGGAATATCCTTAGAAAGTTGATAAATACCTAATGCAGCCTCATTTATCCAATCAGCTAAACTTTTACCAGTACCAAAAAGTGATTTAGATAAACTGTCAAAGAAAAGATTTGTTGCAGTACCCATATTTTGAAATGCATCTGAATAAGTTACACCCATTTTTTTAAAAAGTTCAGTAATTTCAGGTCCTGCTTTTAAAACTCCTTCTAAAATCTTTTTAGAAGTTAATCTACCTTCCTCACCCCATTCTCTTAATTGTCCAATATTTATATCAAAAGTATCAGCAATAATCTGAGACAAAATAATATTGCCTTCTAATACTGATCTAAGCTCTTCACCTGCAAGATTGCCTGAACCAATAGCTTGACCAAATTGGAGCATTACTGATTGAGCTTCTGCAGTTGTGGCACCACTTATTTTAAGACTTTCTCCAATTGTTTTTGTAATACTAGCAATATTCTCTTGAGACATTGCAAAACTTTTAGAAGCCAATGTTAATTTTGAATAAAGAGCAGCTGTGGCACCTAATTCAGAACGTGTAGCCATTGCAATATCTTTAACATGTCTAAGTGCTTTTGCAAAACCTTCTTGAGATTTTGTTATGACTTTCATTCTAGATTCTAAATTAATAATCTCATCTGAAAGTTTTGTAAATCCTTTAAAACCAGCTATTGCAGCAAAACCAACGGCAAGAGATTTTGCCCATATCTGTAAACTGGCGGCAGAACTTTTGACAGTCTTATCTACTTTCTGCAATGATCGATCAAGTTTTACCATATCTTGTCTGGCTTGTCTTGAATCAGAGATTGTTTTAATTGTAATGGCCATAATTGAATACCTTTTCCTATATAATTGCGTTTTTTTACCCCAGTATATTACTAAAAAGCAATACACTAGGGTAAGTTCTACAAGGTAAACAATCTTATGTATTTACCATATTTGTGTTTTGCCGATAGCTCAATCGTGATTTACGATATTACCAAAAGGCCTGCCATATTTTAAGGCAGTTAATTCAACAAAATACTTAGGTGCTTGTTTAGAAGAACCTTGATTCAGTCGACTTATATAAGGAACATCATTCTTTACATTTAAGAAAGAAAAAGGTTTCCCAAGCCATACTGAAGCTATTTTCCAACTATCTCTAGCCAGTCCTGTATCTACAGGTGTTTTGACTTTTAAATCAGTTAACATTTTAGTGGAAGTAGATAATAGATGTTTATCAGAGATATTTTTTTGTTTACTTCGTACTCGTGCCATTTCCTTTTCAATACCAATCATTTTAAAAGACATTGTCATCAAAGTTCTCCTAAAATATCCAATTTTTTTCCACCTTTTGCTCCAAGAAGTTTACTGAACATCATAGAACCTTTTAAACTAGCTAGTTTACGCGGTTTAAATATTAAATTAAGAGATGGAAATAATTCTTGTGGTTTTCCTTTATATCCTAAAGAACTGAGAATATAAAAAATTCGCAAATCTTCTCGCCATCCAACAGGACGCTCCTCTAAGTAAGAAAACCATTTAAGCATTTCTAAATAAGACATTTCTTCTTGTAATTTATAAACAGGCATGCCTAAGGTAAGAGCCAATTCAAAAATAGCCAACTCTTCCTCAGACAAACTTACTTTCCCGCTTGTACCTGCGATACAGTCATTGCTGATTCTGCTAAATTAGAAAGATCTTCCATTGGAAGAGACCCAAAGTCTTCATCTGTCATTTCGTCACCACCTTCTACAGCTTGACGAATAACATGTTGCATTACTTTAAAATAAGCTTTTTCATCACCTTCATCAATGTTTTTAATCATTTCTTGAAGTTCAAAAACTTCAGCGACACTTAAACGTTTTACCTCAACATGTTCACCCATAAAGGGAACTTTCTTGAGAGATTTCCTACCTACAAAACTTTTAAGTCCGCTCATTTTTTGCTTTTCCTCTAAAGGCTTCAATGTTGGAGGATTGGAACTCATCTAAATTTTTCCTCATCTGGTGAAGGATAGATAATGTATAAAATACTTCCTCCGATTTTTCTCGATCTTCGGCAAATTCAGAGACTCTTTCAAAAGTCTTACGAATACTTCTATCAATCTCTCTACGCATATGCCGAGCAGTTATTCGAAGTACATACCCAATATTGAAGGGCTGAATTACTTTCAAATTTTCATTCATTTATGCCTCTTAATTGTTTATCGATAGTTACTCCGATTGACCCTCTCTTGATAAGAAGGCCAATTAGATTAATTATATTCAATAAAAACCTCTCGAAAAATACACTTAGATTAAATGTACTTTCAGTTTGTAAGAACCT